ATCGTAATATTTCCAGTAGCATTTATATCCAGTGCGGCAGAATTGATTTGAGTTGTTCCTGTGCTAGTTGTTGTGATTATTGGGGCGTCCAATGTTGCGGCCGTGCTCGCATTCAAATCCAGTGTCGCACATGTAATATCTGCTTCTGTTGCTGCTGTTAGTGTGATTGAACCCAGGGTTGATGTATTTAAAATATTACCAGTCGTTGCGGTTGTCGTATGTGATGTTGCTGTATGCGCCATCGTGCCTGTTGAGGTTGTTGTTAATGAAGCATTTGGACAGTTAATCAAAAAAGCATTAGCCGTAGGATTTGTTAGTGTCAAATCAATGCCAGCAGCAACTGTTGTTTCAATAGTCATCTCTTCACTATTAATTGTAATTTCAGTATTGCTTGTCAAAGCCAAGCTTGTTCCTGCTTGTATTGAAGTTGCGGCAAGAGATTGAATGGCTATTCCTGCATCAACTCCTTCTATATTAACTCCTCCTGACCGAATAGTCATTGTTCCTGTGTTATCATTTATACCATCTCCCTGGTCTTGAACGATTTGTCCGTCATAATCATTTCCTGCTGCCGTTTTACCAAGCATATTTATTTGAACTCGGTTGTTTCCCGTATCACGAAGAAGTGCGATTTCTTGTGTTCCACCTCCTTTTACAAACGATGACACCTGAGCATATGTGCTCTCTTGTAAGTGATTCAATTTTTTTACTAATGACCGGGAAGTTCCCAATCCATTGCCCCGATACCAATTCCATGCTGAATCAGCATTACCATCTATTTCACAATTTAAAAAAAGCGCTCCCGTTCCAACTTCTTCATCAGTCCAAAATCCCAAATAGTCAAAACTGTTCCCTGGTGAGTTGTCATCATAGAACACTAATTTTTTAGTCGCAGGAGCATAATTTCGTTGTATATACAAAACCCCCGATGTTATCGTCAAATCATTCACTACTTCTGCGTTGTTTCCAATAAGAAGACTATCGACTTGTGATACCCCGGCGGTGCTTTGAAATGTGCCTGTTGTTGAAATTGTATCTGAGGAACTCAATCCATAGAGGAATGTAGAGGCATTTGATGACCCTAAATAAACCGCATTAGTTCCTGGTGTTGTTATTGGGTCTGTATTTGTTATTTGAACTCGTCGGCTAAACGTGGTACCTGTAAACGTGCCCCAACTTTGGTCTTCAGTGACAACTTCCAGTTGTACTATTCGCGCTTCTTGCGCCGTTAAGTCAACCGTATGGCCTGATATTATTACATCTTGCGCCGCCTGTGACGCATTATTTGTACTAATGTATCCTGTTAGTGTCGCCGCCGTTGCGGTTGCCAATGCTAATGCTGAATACGCCACGGGGCCATCTCCTCCTGGGCCTGCGGGTCCTGTCTGTCCCGTGGGTCCTGTGGGTCCTGTGGGTCCGCCTGATGGTCCCGTCGGTCCAGTTGGTCCAACTGGTCCTCCCGATGGTCCTGTGGGTCCGGTTGCCCCCGTTGCTCCATTTGTTCCATTTGTTCCTGACGGTCCCGTTGGTCCCGATGGTCCTATGGGTCCGCTTGGTCCAACCATCGCATTCGCCACTTGCTGTAATGTTATTATAACACTTGGCACTGATGGCCTCACTGGACTCACATTTGCGGTTTGATAAAATAGTCGCATACTTGTGTCTGCCGACGACCACGCAATCTCAATATAATCGTTTGCTTTAAGTGGTATCATATAGTTCAATGCCGCAATCATTTTGACATTATTTCCAACCAGACTATAAACACTGTTTGAATCAAACACATTTATTCCATTGTGTCTGAACCAGATATCTACAAGGTCTGTTCCTGAATCCGTTTTATCCAGTTGTGCCGAGAATTGAATATTATATACTCCATCATGTAAAACCTTAATTCGTGAAGATGTCGTTCCTATTACTATCCCATTGTTGCTGCTGTCGCTATTATTTACTGTCATTAAGTTCATAGTTGTTGCCCCAGCATTCGTTTGCGTCACATTGCTCCAAAATGCCCCCCAGTATCCCACCGCTTGAAGTCCCGCAATAATACCATCTATTTGGTCTTGAATTGTTTCATTCGTATGTATTCCATCCAGTTGATTGAACTCAATATTTGTGATATCCGGATTCGGCGATTTAGTCAAAACTTCTGTATTGACCTCGTAAGCATTTATTGCTGCCTGGTTTGTCAAGTAATTGTAGCTTGTGAAATCCAAATTATTTATGCTCATTTAATATATAGTGAGAGAATATATGCCAAACCTCTCAAATACGAATTACAATCATGTTTCTGTTAAAACAGATTCTATGGTTAAAATGCTCGAACAGTTAGCTAAACTTGGCGTTTTCAAAAGTAAACCCAAAAAGAGAAAATCCTCTAAATCCGCTTCCGATATACGGCAAGACAACGACATGGTCGGGTCTGTGACTTCTCTGGAAGGGGAACCTGCGCGGGGCGACCCCAATCTGTTTGCGTTGAGACAAATTGAACCCGGTATGAGCCAACAAGAAATAGAGGATATTCAGGAGAGGAATAATGCGGGTATTGCGGCTTTACGAGCTGAGGTAGCACAACAACGATTAGAGGATGTTCGACAACAAGAGCGATTAGTTGGCGGTTTGGCAACAGCGGCCGCAGGAAAGTTTGGACAACTTGAAAGTGGTCTCGCTGATATTCGGTCTGGGAAGTTTGGTGCTTCCTCGGAACCGGTGCGACAATCTTCTGTAATTTTATTGCCAGATGTTCAAGAGGAAACTTTTACACAAAGCCTTAATGAAGGCGGACCACAATCTAAACCTGCTGTTCAAACTGAATTTTTTGCTGGGACTGGAGAGGAAGAAGAGGGTATTCCCACAAGTGGCGGTGGTCAGCCTTTCCAACCTATTGGTAAAATTGGAGGTCTTGGTGGAGTAAAAAAAGGCAAACCTAATAGAAATGAATTTTTGCGATTAAACGGGCTTGGACCTCTACCACCAAATACTAAAAAAACTGACCCACAAACTATGCGTGATTACTATGACGACTTTATATTAGTCTTTGCCCTAGATGCCAATGAATCACTATATTCAAACAAAGGTGGCATGTATAAGGATATGGTTCAAAAACTCGATGATTTGATAAATCTTTCTATTGAATAATATATATGTCCGACTTTGTAATTGAAGATGAAAGAGAATATGTTATTGATTTAGAGAACTTGCCAGATAGTTTGGTATATAAACTAATAGAGGCTGACTTTACATTTGGCCCAGAACGGTTCGGTGTCAACGAGCATCTCCACATTGAATACTACGAACGCTTGTTTGAACGCGCATTTCCTGGGCTTTTACAACAATTCCCTTCCCTCTATTATATGGTGGAAGAATGGCATCGCGAAGCTACCAAGCGAACACCATTGGAGGAGATTTTAGCCAAGAAAGAACAATAAATATATAATTCAATTATATATCTATGAGCAATGCTATCCCCAATTCAAACCGGCCTGGTGTTAGTCTATATGATAGTCTTCGCATTGGCTATTTATCAGGAAATAAGAAAAAAGGGGAAGAGATTTCCAAATACGGTTACCAGATAGACAAAAAGCTGAGCAATGAGAATCAGCAGGTGTATTTCAATCCCGAAAGCAAGAAGCTCCTCTACAACGTCACGGGGTCGCACAATTTGACCGATTGGGTAAATAGCGATTTGAAACTTGCTCTTGGCATTCGAAAAAACGAAGGCAAACCTATTATTGAGAGAGGGATTGAGAAACTTCTCCCAGACGCATGGAAGAAGGGTTTCGACCGCGGTTATGAAAATATATTTGGGGGATTCAAAGATACTACACGTTATAAAGATGCGGATGAAACATTGAAAAAAGCAAAAGCAAAATATAATCCTGCGGATGTGAGCATAAGTGGGCACAGCCTTGGGGGGCGAATCGCACAGGATATCGCCAAGAAGTCGGACAAGGTTTATGCCCTTGATGCTGGTTCAACAATTGGAACTAAGGTCAAGGGCGGTCCTAATCGCAATATTTACCGAACCGCAGGTGATGTGGTGAGTGGAACTACTGCTTGGAATCAACACGTCCATACATTAGCAAATCCCCATACTAGTAAAATCTTACCGGCCTTGTTTACAAAAGACCCACGACAAATTGCTCTTGCTGGTGCCATAGATAGTTTTAATGCACACAATATTGAAAACATTAAGGGGTCTGATATTTTTGTATAAAAAGGTATAAAAAGGAGACATATAGTATATATAAGATGATATATACGATATACAAAATAAGTATTGCTGGTGAGGATTACATTGGAAGCACACGAGATTTAAAACATCGGAAAACGCAGCATAAAACTGCTTGTAATGTTGAAGATAATCCGAATTACAATAAAAAACTATACCAACATATTCGTGCTAATGGCGGTTGGGATTGTTGCGAAATAACGCCAGTGGAAGAGTTTGAATGTGAAACAAAGCAACAAGCACATATCAGAGAAGAATATTGGCGAAGGGAATATAAAGCACTTTTGAATATGAGAAAAGCATATAGAACTGATGATGAATTGAAAGAAGATTTACAAAAACGAAGTGCGAAACAGTGTCAAAATAAAACTAACTGTGATTGTGGGGGGAAATATAGTTATACTAATAAAGCAAAGCATCTCAAAACAAATCGCCACCAAGACTTTATTTCATCCGGTTCTGAGTAAACTCTTCAGCCTGGTCTTCATCTTCTTCACAACCCACGATTGTGAAGGTGTAACCACATATTATAACAAAATTGCTTATTGGCGTGCCTGGTGCAATAGGCAACGCTCTCAGCGTTAAATTTACAAAATCTTGGTCTTTATAAAATGATGTGACTATTCCGCTTTGATATCCATTGCTTCTTGGTGTTGTTGAGGCGCCCCCTATTGAAATAGTCCCCAATGTCGCTGTTTGGGTTTGACCTGTGCCCGTTATATACGCCGTCTGATTGATGAAATTCAATCCCTCCATTTGTAAAATATAGGAAGCATTAACACCCACTACTGCCCCAGAGTTACTTGTTGTTCCCGTTAAAAATATATTGAACTTCTTATATTTGTCCCACATTGAACGGCACAATTGACGCATATTTATATTATTCAGGGTAAATTGTGTTGAAGTAGCATTTATCACACCCAAATTTGTTTCTGTTGTTGTAAGTCCTGCCGTGTTTATAAACAGTGTTGCTTTCTCCACTTTGTAAATGGGTTTTATGAAAAATCCAATAACGCAAGTTGGATTGGTGCCGGTGAATGTGAAAGCAAATGGTGCCGAGTTTTCATTGTTTTTCAAATTAATTGTGAGATTTGCATTGTCGCCATCTCGTTTGAATTGAACTGGGGCAACTGGGTATGCCATTAAAGCCTCGTGACCTGACGCCGAATTTGAGAAAACAATAGTTCCTAATATTGGAGATTCCGTAGTCATTCCCAGTCTATCTGTGTTATTGCTGTTCTTAGTAGCACTATTCACGAAATTGAGTCCATTCATTTGAAACAGACAAGTTCTGGCATTTCCTGCTGGTGTTCCTATGCCTAAGTTATTATAAAACGCCATTTGGATTTCAAAATTCTCATGTTTATCCCAGAAATTACGGCACAAGCGTCTCATATCAAACGCAGGATAATTATACTCTTTGCGGTCTGAACTTACTGTGCGACCCACTTGCGATGTTATTGTT